ATGTTTATCAATCGTCGTTTGAACTGCTTTTTGAGGGTTCTCAAAAAAGTCAACTTCCGGTTCAACCTCTACTTGTTGCTGCTTAGAACTGAGGTTTTGCTTGAGTAATTCGTCAGCGAGTTTTCGTACTTCGCCCACCTCTTGGGCTTGCTTGCCAATCAGCTTTTCAGCTTCTTGGTGCATCCGTACAACTTCTTCCAAACTTTTTGTCCTGTACTTGTCAGGAAGTTCAGTAGATTTTTTTTCCTCGATTTCGAGTTCACCTAGCGGCTCTTGTTCTTCGTCAATCAACATAATTTTTTCCTGCCAAAAAGGTTCTAGGATAATTCAACTCGGCTTGCGCTTATGAGTTGGCTTTACGCTCTGCATTTAACCTTTCACGGTGCTTTCTCTCGAACCTTCCATGCGATGATGGAAACGTCCCAGACCACCCCTCCAAGTTAAACGACGGAGCGCTTATGACACGGGAGGAAAACCCCCCGCATCTGCACAGCACACTGTCCGTCTCATAATCGGTCAGTGCCTCTGTGCGTTGTCCGCAATCGCAGACAAATTCATACATTCTTTTCATTGAGTTCCTCGTATGCTTGTTCGCTAACCCCTTTGAGGGTTTTTAGCCAAATAAGAATAGAAATCTCGCCTTTGCGGAATTGTAGACTTTTTTCGTCCGCAATGGTAGAGACATTGTTTAGCGGGATGAGCATGTTGTCAACATCTTCCATCAAGTCAGCCCAGCCTTGGCGGGAGAACAGGTCAAACCTGTCTTCATAGTATTTTTGTAGTTCTGGATTCACTGTTTGCTCCTAGATAACATGGTTGCTGCGATTTGCAGCATTGCCTTTGCTTGATCAAGGTCTTCTGGCTCTGTAGCCCAGCCAACCGTGATTTGCCCAACAAAGCGTCCTGGCTCCGGCGGGACAGAAATACGGCATGTATAGCTGACTCCTTTGGCGATATACCACAAACCCATTTCCGACTGTGCAGATTTGTATTCGCCACAAGGTATCTCACTTGCCATCAGTTTGACCACATCGGCGTTATTACTGGCGTTTTGGGTAAAAAGCCCAACGTCCAGCCCGTCATTGGTTTTGTCCCTGCCGTTCTTTCCGTATGCCCTATACAAAACCCTTGTCCCAAACATTGAGTTGACCTTAAATACCGCGACTATCAAAGCGCCAGACTGCTTAAAAAGGTGGGCAGCAGCGTCTTCAACTCTGTCTTCAGCAATTGTGGGTATCTTCTTTGACTCTTTGTACGCCCCAATCAGCAATTCTTGATTTGTATATACAAAATAGCCCGAAAAGGTCAAAACTGCCATAAGCACCATTGCAAATAGCCGGAACGGGCTGCTGACATAGGCCAGAATTTTATCAACTAGGGCAAGGCGTTCATCTGCCATAACTCACCCGCGCTGCGCGAGAATGCCAAAGGTAAAATACCCAATAACCCCAAGAATTGCAAAGAGGACAAGCGTCACCAGCACGATCTCAATGACCTCATCCATTTCTTTCTTGCGGTTGGCCGCAGCTTCTTTCTCACGCCGCGCATCATGGGCAGACTCCACATCCATTGCCGCTGCTCTGGACTTGATTTTGTTCCAGACATCAACCTTGCCGGACTGCATAAACAGCAACTGCAACTCATCTTCAAAACGCTTGGCCTGATCCAGCGCCATCTCAATCTGGATGGCAGTACCCATGCTGGACTTGGACTTCTTGGCCTGAACAACCGCCTTAGTAGCGGTGGACTTTGCATCAAAATACTTGCCCAGCACAGGGCCAAGCGAGGACACATCGTCAACAGTCTTGCTGACCTTCTTGATCAGGGCGACTGCTGCTTGGATACCCGCTAGCGCTGTTAATGGATCAATCACTTTCCGCTACCTTCTTAGGTTCAGGTTTACCTTTTTCCCGCCACTTTAAACACCAGACCTGAAGCCTATCAGATGACCATGACCACCTGATGCACTCAACCGCTGGCGCTTGAACTACGGGAATCGGTGGCAGGGCATCCATAACTACATCAAGATTTTCTTGAGCAGTTCAGCGGCAAAGCCTGGCCCAAGCAGCGTGACCGCAATCAAGGCATACAGGATGTATTCAATGCGGCTCATGCGCTTGCTGCCTGATTCAAAGCTCTTTTTGATGGCCTCGTACCTGATGGCACAAATCTCTTCGTGCGTTGCTAGCCGAGCGTCTGTTGCGTCTATCTGGTTCATGGCATTGCTTGAGCCTGATACGCCGCAACCACTTCCGCTGTCCAAGCCGCATTGCAAATCGCTACAACATTGGCTGGCTGACCAGTGAGGTCTTGTGCTGGTGTCAGGCTTGTGCGGTGGTAGGTCTGAGCAATCTGGTCGCCGTCTTTTAGGATGCGCGTAGCCTCACGAATTTGGATAACTCCGTTTTCGGCGACAGTGATTTGGTCAATGACTTTGGTTTCGGTGAGTGCCATAGTTAACTCGTAAAATAAGTTAGTGAAAAGAAAATATTAGAAGTAGGGGCAATAGCGGAACACGCGTAAATTGTTACACCATTAGATATACATGTAGCAGAAACATTGGCCGCATTATTTGTCATTGTTCCTACTGGGTCAGTCCCAACAACGGAAAATGGAAGTCCTTGTGTTAAAACATCAATACCTACGGATACCGATGTTGAGCCTGATACTTTGCCGTTAATAGTTACTTGCCTTCCAATTTTTGTATAAGTTCCAGCGGAACTAAATGTTCCAACAACAGTTAAGCCACCGCCTTGTGTTGGTGTCCAAGTCCCCTCCTCATAATCATCCAGCGTGTTGGCGTCAGCGCTTGTAACTTGCGTAGCAGGGAAAGTGATGCCGTTGAGTGACGGGGTTGTGCCAGACACAACAAGCGCACCCGCTGCGTCAGGCAGAGTGATCGCCCTGTTCGTGTTGGTAGCCGGTGGCGTGATGGTAATGATGCCCGTCCCGCTTAGGGACAGCATCTCAAGCTGGCTTGCTGCAATTGTTCCGTTAGCCATTTTTACACCTTTGGAAATTCAGTTTTGACAGCAGTGATTGCGGCCTTCCAGGCGTCCATGCCGCCGTGGTAGAGCAGATCAAGCTGGTCAACGATTGATGGGTAGGCAACAGCGCGTTGGCCTTTGTAGGCGTTGGCGTCAATAATTACTGACATGATAAAGCCCTGAGTTCAGCAGTTGTTGTGCAAGTATCTGCTAGGCCAGTAATATTGCGTAAACGGTTCTTTTCAGCCACGATAGCCGTTTTATCTGCGCTTGTTTCTAATGCTCGCTGAAACAATACATCTTGCTCCGCCAACAACGGCTCACGCTCTAGCCGTAATCTGTTTTTAGTCAACGCTTTAGCTTTTGTCAAATTAACTAATACTGTTCCATTGATTAGCTCCCATGCGTTAAAGAAGTCATTATCTTCTTGAGGCAATTCTGAGTCTTGAACAATGATAGAAGTGCTTGGAGTATCTTTAATTTTAATTGCTTGAATATCAAGTTCGCCTGTGGGTACGCATACGCTTACACCGCCATTGTCGTTTGTGAAGATGATTACTTGCATTTTTAATTTCCAAAAATAACAAAACTCATATGATTGCCAGCCGCAAGCGTACCTGCCCCTCTTGCAAAAGAAACAACTCTTACAAGACTTGTAGTTGGCGCAGTTGATTCAGATACACATATTAACCGCCCATAAGTTGGAGTGTCGCTTGATGTGCCAGAAACAACATAGCCTGTATCGCTTAATGCCGTAGTAAAGTTCAGCGTGTAGTCCCCAGTTGCATTTACAGTTACAGAGCTAATATTAAAAGATTGTTGAATTACGCCACTTGAATTTAAATTTACCCAAGCCAAAGCATTTACGGTTTTGCTGTTAACTTGATATTTTTTGCCAGTAGCAGTATTTATATTTCCTACAAAAGTAGCATTTTGGCTTGAATCAATAGTTAATGCAGTAGTTCCAGCGGATTGAAGCGTTAGCGCAGTAGCCGACGCCGACGATAAGCTGTTAATTACCGGCGTTGTAAGAGTCTTGTTTGTCAGCGTCTGGGTCGCGGCAATACCCGCCACTGTGTCAGTAGCATCAGGCAGCGTCAGCGTCCTGTTTGTGTTTGTGACAGGGGCTAACAGGGTGACCGTACCTGTGCCGGTAGCGCCCCCTTGCATTGCGATAAGACTCATGCTGCTGCTCCTTCAAGTACGGTAGGCTCAACAATGACTTTGCCGTCATCATCAGTCCATTCAGTGTCATACATGTGTTTGTCTTGGCGCTCACCAATCACCATCCAACTAACAGATGCAGTTGATGTATTGTCTTGCGCTTCAATTGTCAAAATGTTTCCCGTCACCGACCCGCGCACAGCAGTCCAATCTGACTCATTTGTTGTAAAACATTGAATATCACGGCACAAAACAATAAATGTTCCTTCTGTCATGCCTGCCGCAGTGTCAATGTTGACTGTTACAAAGCCATTTACAAGGCTTACTTTGCCCCGATAAATTAAATCAGCCTGTGGGCCTTCAATAAACGAATGAACCAGTTTGTGCGTCTCAGAAAGTTGAGGCAATGGGTGGTCGATGCAGAAAGAACCCGAACCTTTAGAGACTGAGCCTGTTACGGCAAGGTTGCCCGGCGCAACAAGGTTTATTGTGCCAGCAGTCACGGCTAACGCAACGGCTGTGCTGCGCTGTCCAATTACCACATCGTAGGTTGTACCCCTACCATAAAGAAGCGCTCCAAGGCTACTTTCGGGGGCAAGTATTGCTTCGCCAGCCGCCGCCGCACTTAAAGATGGTGCGCCATTTGCTTTAAATATTCCACCTGTGGCAGTGACTTGACCAGCAACGTTTAATTTACCTGCCGCACTTGTAGTCGCTACTAGCAGATTTCCAGAGCTATCAATTCTCATAGCCTCCGCACCACCCTCAGCAAAGGCAATGGTGTCAGCGGCTGGGAAGAAGATGCCCGTGTTGGTATCGCCTGTGGTGGTGATGGCTGGTAATGCCGCTGTGCCAGCCGCAAAGGTTGTAACGCCCGTCACAGCTAAGGTCGTTGCAATAGTCTCAGCCGCAGTGTTTACCACGCCCGGTGTGTTAATTCCACTTGTTCCGTCAATAGTTACTGTCATAAAACCACCCATCTTGAACCCGTAGGTACTGTTACTGTTACCCCACCTGACACGCTCATTGGCCCTGCGCTCATTGCGCTGCTGCCGCTTGGAATGCTGTAACTTGCTGCCACGGTGTTGGAATTGACTACCAAGCCGTTGGAGGCCACTAACGCAGTGGCTTGCAACTCGCCAGTGCTTGGCTTGTACAAGTACTTGGGGTCGCTGGTGTAGATTGTTGTTGGCGTTCCGCTAGTGACTGCAGCAAAGAGAGGGTAGAGATTGCTTGCCGTGGTGGTGTCGTTGCTGATAGTCGCGCCAGCAGTCCCGTTGGATGCCGCAGTGATCAGACCCTTGGCATTGACCGTGATGTTTGCCGCAGTGAACGAGCCAACATTGGAGTTAACAGTCGCTAGTGTTCCAGCAGCAGTGACATTGGTTGATCCGTCAAAAGACGGGCTGGTGTAGGCCAGATCACCCGTGACAGCAATTGTGCGGCCTGTGGTCAGAGTGGCTGCGCTGCCCGTGGTGCTTTGATTAAGAGTTGGAATGTCAGCCGCAACAACAGCGCGGAATGTCGGTACACCCGCAGTCCCATCAGGCGCAGCCAAAACAAAGTTGGCCGTCTTACTGGCGTAAGGGTTGAGCGTGTCGCCGTAGCCCGAGGCCAAGCTGATAGCAGGGGTCGTACCTCCGCTTGAGGCAACAGGTGATGTTCCAGTGACCGAGGTAACAGTGCCTACAAACTGGTCAGCAGATGAAATCGTAAAGTTAGGGTAAGTACCAGTGATGGTGGTTGTGCCGCCTTGGGTCAAGGCCACCGTCTGATCCGGTGCTGTGTTAGTAATAGTCAACGTGCCAGAAGTTGTGATCGGGCTACCCGAAACACTGATACCCGTGCCGCCCGTAGCCGCCACACTGGTGACCGTTCCAGACCCACCGCTTGCGTTGATTGTCTGATTGGGCCATGAACCCGTGATGCTGGTGATGTTTGTACCAGCTACCAAGCCAGGCGTTGCAGTACCTGTGCCGCCGCTAGCCACCGCCAAAGTGCCAGCCAAGGTAATCGTGCCGGTTGTGGTGATTGGCCCACCGCTTGTTGTCAGACCCGTAGAACCACCCGATACAGCGACACTGGTCACCGTTCCCGTACCCGCGCTGACATTGACGGTTACTTCATCGCCCGATGCTGATGCGGTAACGGCTGCGCCCACAAAATTGATAGTCCTGACTGCACCGCTAATCGAAGCGCCTTCATCTTCAATTGTGAGCGCAGCGTTGGTAGACATGGTGCTGATGACATTGATCTTTTCAGCAATGTCTTGCGAGACAACCTCGCCCACATTCAACAACTTGCCATCAGACAGCGTAATGATTAGCGAACCATCAAAGTCAATGTGGGCATCAGTGATAGAAATGCCGTCTTGACCATCAATGCCGTTGCTGCCGTTTAGACCGTCGATGCCGCGAGGCCCAGTAGCCCCATCACGACCTGGCCGTCCGTCTTTTCCCGCCCTGCCATCTATACCGTCTTGCCCATCCCGACCATCTTTGATGCTGGCAACCCGCTTTTCGATGGTTTTTCCGGTTTCATCGTACCTGGCTTTGATGTCCGCCTCAATTTTCTTGAGTGTTTGAACCACGACTTGCACATTCTCGCCAATGCGTTGCTTTTGCACCGTCCGAGCGTTGCCCATCGTTGTTTTGATGGACTCAAGGACAGCGTTTTGCTGCTCCTCCGTCATCCCCTTGAGGATTAGCTGCTTTGCTAGGCTTTCAACGTCCATTGTTCAACTCCTTGGTCAACTGATCCAAGAAGTCGTCTTCCATCCCCGATACCTTGTTTTGCTTGTCCGCCATTTGCAACTCAACGATCTTGGATTTGTTCTTAATATCCGCCTCTTTGAGCATCAACTCAGCAATCTTGACCCGTTTGTCAAACTCTTTGCCTTCGTTGTCATCTGGCAGATTTTTTGTCAGCGCCGCCATAGTCTTGGCTTGCGATTCTTGCGGCATAAGCTGCGTTTCAACTGCCAACTTCTGCGCCTCTGCCCGATTTTGCTCTGCTTGCGTAGTCTGCACCGCAATCTGAGCCTGTGCTGCTTGCAGTGCCAACTGTTGCTGGGCTTGCTCCAACTGTTTTGCCTCTGGGTTAGGCTGGCTCATCTGATCGAGTGCCGCAATCATTTCATACCTGTTAGACAGGCTGGAATTGGCAAAGATGCCCTTTAGAATGATCGGTAACACTGGTGTATTCGGGCCAAGTGTCTGCAACAGACCCACAAACTGCTGCTGCTCGTACTCTCTTGCAATGATGCCCAGCGTGGCAGTCGGGATGAACTTCATATCCACCGATGGATAGCGCTCTGGGTCAAACTGCATGTACCTGAACGCCGCTTTTTGGATGAACGGGATTAAGAAATCTTCTTGAAAGTTCACCAGTGTGCGTTTGTACTTCTTGATGATCGTAGCAACCGCCATTGACATGCCAGCGCCGTCCCGATTACCCTGACTAACCATGCCTTGACCATCCATCGTGCCGGTGGCTTGAAGCAACATGCGCTCAAACTCTTTGGCTGTGTTCAGATTGTTCAGACTTGTCTCGCCAAACTTGAATGGGTAGAGAATCTCAGCAGGGTTGCCGTTGACCAAGAAGGCTTTGCCAGGTTTTACCTCAAACTTAGCGCCCCTTGGAAGGCGGGAAGCGTCCAAACCGATCATTGGTGAGGTAGTCAACGCTAGTGAATCCAGATGGCTACGCACTTGCGCGTCAATAGCCTTCTGCATGTTGTAGGACTTCTCCACCGTGCCTCGACCCAAAAGTCGATTCGGGACAGTATCGTCCTGATAAGACAGAACTGGCCTGTCTTTCATCATGTACGGATTTTCTTCTGCTTTGAGCAGCAAACCTTCATTAGCAATAACGACAATGGCCTCGACCATATCGCTATAATCTTCTGCAACCGAATCGTCAGGGAATAACTCCTCAACTTCCACGTCCTTCTCGGTCAAATACTCCCGTGGAACTAGGCCGTAGTACGTCAGCAGCCTTACTTTTTCGTCCCTGTACTGGCTGACTTCTTGAGTCGGCTCAAGATCAGTATCTTCATCGCCCGTGGTGATGTTTACCTTGCGGTAGATGCCCTTCTCGATACCCTCCACGATCTTGTGGATGCCCACAAACTTCTCAATCGCAATGCCCATGCAGTCATCAATAGATGTCCCGTTGGGGTCGAACAAGAAATTCTTAGGATTGACCGGCGTGATCTTCACCGCGATGCGGCTTTTCTCTTTTACACCAATAGCAGCTTGACCCATCTGGCCTGGAATCGGTTGGGTGGCTGGTTCAAAGATTTTCTCGGTCTTCACCACAATCTCGCCAATGCCAGTGCCATAGATTTCAGCCATCAACTCGATCTGGTCGATAGCTTTTCTGATCTTGTCTTGCTTAAAGTCTTCCATCAACTGGGCTTTAAGCGCCTCGACATCCAACGGATTGCCGTTGACATCTCTGAGATCGTCTTCAATGTCAAAGAACTCTCCCTGACCGAAGATGGCTTCCATGATCTCAGCGTGTCGAGTCTCCACCGCTTGCTGGGTGGCTGGGGTCACAATTCTGCTACGCTCAGACACTCGCGTTTTGTCCTCCGCAGCCCATTCACCACGGAAAATGCGCTCGTATTCTAGGTAGTCGGGAAGATAGTTGGTGTCGCGCCAGTCGCGCCAGCGGTCACAGTGGTCAATGACAAAGGAGGTTAGCTCTTTGTCGTTCTCTGTTGGTTCGTCGAACTCATTTTGATCCATGCTAGACCCCGCTTATTACGTCCATCGGCTCCCACGCATCGTCATCATCTTGCTCAAAGTAGCTTGTCACGGCCAGTTGGTCGATATATGACAGCGCATCCGGCAAGTCATCATGCACACCCTGCGAGGGAAACATCAGAAGCTGGTCAGTAAAGTCTGCCCAGTCTTCTTCGCTGTTCAGGATGACTCGGCCATGCTCGAATCTCCCCTGCAACGACCAGATGATTCTATCTGTTTTCTTACGATTGCCGTGGGTTAAATCAACAATGTGGCTGTAGACATTGTTTTTTCTCATCAAATCGCTGAGATACGGCAGAACAGCGTTCTTCAGCGCCCCCCTCTCAATGCCGATAGACAAAGGCCGGTATTCCCGCATCGCCATCAGAATCTTAGATGCCGTCTCACGGATATCCCACCTACCGTGTTCAATAGCCTTGACAAACCACTTGCCATCGTCCGTTACCTTCACAACCGCAATGGCCGACTCATCCAGCCTTTTCTTAGCATTCGCCGCTTGTTTGGCAACTTCCTCAAACCCAGCTAAGTCAACCGCCACGAAGTAGCTTCCGTGTTCAGGTTCTACCCCGTATTTGATCCATTCCTCTTTAAATACATCTGCCCCAGCGTTGGAGAAAGACGCCATGTACTCTTGCTTGAACGAGAAGGAGGATAGGGTCTTCTTGGCTGATTCAATCTCCGTTGGATCAATCAGGGGGTTGTCAGCAGTGGTAAAGTGCCAGGACTTCCAGTCCGCATCCTGTTCATCTTGGCCCAGCTTCCACAGATCGTAAAACCAGTTCCTACCTTTCGGCGTGCCGATAAACATGGCCCGGCCCTTTCGGTCTGACAGCGAAGCACGAATAACTTGCTCCCACGCCTCGGGCTTAATGTCGGCCACCTCATCTAGTACAGCGTAGGTCAAGGAGACTCCACGAAGGGTATCTGGTCTGTCAGCGCCACGGACGTAGATTCTCGCACCGTTGATCAAGGTAATGTCTAGGTTGTTTACATGGCTAGACTGAATGACCTCCCGCCCCAGATCAAGTAGCAAGTCCCAGATGATCTGCCGCGACTGTCCCATCGTTGGGGAGACGTACAAAACAGCCGAACCCTGTGGACAGCGTAGACCCTCAATTATTAGCGTAGTAGCGGCCAGTCTGCTCTTGCCACACCGCCGTCCAGCTGCAATCACCTTAAACCGAGTCGTGTCTGTATAGACCTCTTGTTGCCAAGGAAGGAGAGAGAAGTTGAGATCAGACATCCGTAATATCCTCTACAAGCTGGGGAGGTGCTCCCAACCCAGTAATGTTGATCGTCACTGCTGACCTCTGAGACTTGTCTTTCTCAAACATAGACATAGGCAACGTCCGGTCAAGACACATCTTCAACGCAGCCATCTGTCCAGGATGATCATCATTAAGGGCAATCTCAATCACCTTCTCAGCAACATCCTTCCCACCAGAACGAATCATCAACTCCTTCAACTCCCTCAGACGCTGTGTATCAGTCTTAGGCAGTACCGCAGGTGGGTTCTCAGCATACCGCTGGATAGTCATCTTAATCGGACGGCCACGCTTCTTTTTTTCCATATTCGCCTTTTAGCTTTTTAAGAGGGGAGGATGCTCCTGTAAATATTACAACACAACCCGACCCCTCCCCCCCCATGTCAGTGAGCGCACACTTTTAAGTTAGTGCCTACTCACAACCAGGCGGAGTGAGTGCTCACATCTAAGTCAGTGACCGCTAACCTCTATGTTAGTGACCGCTCACATATAAGTTAGTGCTTGCCAACATCAAGGTTAGTCAGTGCTCACTTACAAGGCCAGGTCAGTGAGTGTTCACTTACATCCAGGTTGGCGAGTGCTCACTTCGATGTTAGTGGCTGCTGACTTGCTAAGTTAGTGGTCGCAAACATGTGAGAGAGCGAAGCACCTTTTCCCATGTACTTGCCTGATTCCAACATTATGCGTTTTCTGCATAACCATTAAACACTATTCGATCCAATGGCATGTCTGGCCTGTATCCCTGATTGTGAAGCTCTGCATAGATAGCCAGCATGTGATGAAAGCCTGTTGATAGACAGCCATTCCCTGCTGTGAGCATGATGTTCCTAGTCTCTGCATCGATGACTCTGTAGAAACGGGTAGTGTCTATTTTGCAGGGTCTTACCATGA